CTTGGTGGCCTTATCATATTGTATGAGTTTGTTTCTGCGTCTTCATCTCTTTTAAAATCATTATCATAACTCATTGATTCATAAGTATGAACATTTATTTCTTGATTGTTATCAAATCTGGTACGGCTAATAGCATTAAATATGGCACCGCATGTAGCATCTGCGAGATCCTTGGAACCTTTTCTAGGGTGGTCAACTTTATCTCTCATAATTCTAAGCTGGCATAGCTCATCTATAAGCAATGATATGTGTGGACCGATTAATCTTTCTTCAGCAACAACCATAGCCATGTCGTCGTAATGCTTTTTAGCAACAGAAAGAATTTCTGTGTTTATGCCATACTGCTTTAGCTGTTGCATCATGTCGTGAGAGTTCCATCTATCAAAAGTACATATTGCTATGTTAAATCCTCTTGTTTTTAGAGACAATATGTAGTCCTTAACTTCAGTAAAATCAACCGACTTATCTGGTGTAGGGGTCCAGTATCTAACTGCATCAACCTCAACAATCGGGGCTGGCTGAGAATAGGTGTCTGTGACCTTTACATTTACCCACTTGTTAACATGTGCCATTGTAACAGCGCAATGGTCATGTTTTTGAGCAAGGTCAACATGTATATAATATTTTTTATCTGGGTCTGGCAAAAACCATTCCTCAAGTCTACCAAAAGTATCAACTGCAATTGAGCCTACATTAAATGCCTTTTCTACTTTTTCTCTTGATTTGAAAAATGCATCAACCGCATCAGGTGGCATACAGGCGAATCTGGATAGGGCATCGGTGGGGTTTGTATAGAATGCTGTTTTAAAGTCGTCAATTTTTCTAACTGGGTTGATCTCCCAAGTCGGACGTTTAATAGCATATACTTTAGGTATCTTATAAGATATGATATGGTCTTCCTCCCATTGTATTTCAAATTCATTTCCCTCTGTTCCATCTGGTATTTCCTCGTACATCTTAAATTTGTGTTCTCTAATTACCGTTTCTTTTTCACCTATCACTGCATCATATCTTTGCTGAATATAATCATTTTTAAATCTAGGAAAGGATAGCAATATTACTTTGCCAAAGTCTGGGAAACGAGAATCTACTGATGCCCTGTACATATCATATACCGCACTGCCAGTTTTTGCTTGGTCGTGGCCAGTTGTATTTTCAATTGCAAAGCCAGAGATTTCGTCAAGGATTACAACAATAACGTTATATCCTTCCCATGCCTCTCTCTCAGAGTGGCCAGAGTGAACTGTTATTGCCTTGTCAAACTGTATTTCAGATGCTTTTGCATAGTACTTTCCAACAAACCATGGGGACTTGTCTATGCGGCTTCTAAAGCCTTTAAAAAATACATTGCTTGCCTGCTGTGAGTTAATCGCAATATTAATAATATCAATTGAGTCTCCAGGAGGTTTGCCATAATAAGTCGCTGGATCTTTTAGGCATAATAGTAAATATACTATATATGCAACTGCAATTGTAGAGCAGTAGTCTTTTCCAGAACCTTTTCCTAATTGTGCTACAACTTCATTAGCGGTTTGCTTAAATCTAATTGATCCTTCTTCATCTCCAAATAATTTTTTAAGTGTAGACTCTTTATATATTTGTGAGCTTTTTTCAATTAATGTATACTGGTATTCAGAAAGTGGAGGCAATCCTAAAAAGTTTGGATGATTTACAAATGTGCGTAGGTCTACTGGCTTTTCTTCAAACTCTTCGCCATCTAGTATGTCAATTAAATCTGAGAAATCAAACGACATCAGCTTCCTCAATTATTACTGACTCGACTATACCAGTAATTTGAGATAGCCTTTTTGCAACTTCTATCTTGCACTTAGGACAAGTTGCTGTTACTTCTTTTAAAATTCCAACTAAAACTTCTTGCTTACGCTCTGTCTCTGCAATTTGAGATGCTATCTGTGTATTTTCTAAAACACCAACAGATTGAAGCATTGCTATTCTTTTGGTCTCTATGTCTGCTATGAGCTTTAATGCTCCCGCCTTTACATTTAATTGTCCTTGAGTATCCGCGTCTTCCACAGTCTTCCATGCTTCTTTAATAAGCATTGCGTAGTGTTGATCAGCACCAGAGATTGCTTCTCTGGCACGATCACGGATGTTGCTATCATTGTGCACAACACCCTTCCACTCATCAATAAACTCTAGAACATCTTTACGTGAAAACCCCGTAATAGTTGCTATTTGTGTGGCGGAATTACCTTTGAGCAACTCTTCAACCACTTTATTCATGCGGTCAAAATGAACTGCTGGTTCTATTTCATTAGTCATATAGTTTATTATACTTCTAGTTGACTGAAATTGCAACCTTAGACATGGCTATCCTTAATAGGATTAAGTAACCTATAAGGTCATCAATATCATTATCTCCAGCAAACCCCTGAGAATTTTTGATTCTATTTAGCTTATCATCAATTCTAACCTTTAGCTGCTCAACTGAGTCTGACTGTGCAAATAGCCTCATTGGGCTAAGCGCTGAGTCTCCATATGATATATTCTTTTTAATAAGCATCTCTGCAATTTCTAAACATTCGCTCATAATTCTATTGCCAGATGGAGCATCTGTTGCTATTAACTGTAGATCAGCTGTCCATGCTTGGTAGCCGCCATTTTTATTAGGATAACCTGTCATTTTTTTCTCAACAATCCAAATACCTGTAAATATCTCTGTATAGTCATAGCAGAGACTCCGCACTCTTTACCTATTTCTGTAACCGTTTTCTTTTGTACTACGTACCTTCGGTGTAGCCAATCTCTGCTCTGGTATAGCTTCACATTGCATTCCAACTAAAATGATGCTTGTAGTCTGTGTAGCTAACTACATTTCTATCAACCCACCAGTCTTCATGATAATCTCTTACAACTAGGGCGTAGCCAAGAGAATCTAAAATTTGTCTTTGTGTATCACGCATTGCTACATTATTCAAAACAAGATTTGCATCATGCTCAAAAGTAATAACAGTAAATCTATATTTATTTAATGGTAGTGCAATTAGACCATGTAATGAAAGGTATGGGTTTCCAATAGGATATCCTTTTTCCGTGTATCCTCCATCAATATCTACCTGCAAGTAATCGATTTGCTCTGGAAAATTATTTTCTTCAAAATATTTAATATAATCAAATTTAGTTGCATCACCAAGTACACAAGGGTTTTTTCTATTTGCTACAACTTCCTCATGAAACTCTGGTACAATCTCAAAGGAAACGCCTTTCCAATCAAATTCATTTTCTAGTCTGTACGTATTGCTTCCATTCTTAGAATGAAATGCACCTTGCTCAACATAATGTCCATTTTTTTTGCCACCTAAAAGGTCTATTACAAATTCTTCTTGATTGCTTTTTTCGTTCCAGTCTGGGCTCATCTTTTTGTTAGCTCCTCGTTTGAATAGTGTGCAATGCCAAATGCATCTGCAACATCAAAATCTGTTATGCTTAGATTATACTTTTTATTAAAGTAGTCTACCGTTCTTTGTTTACGCATATTCCTTAATTGGTTTTTGTACCAAGAGTCTGCGTATCCTGGATTTTTAAATCTAATCGCTGCTTTTTCTTCTTTGGTAGGATTTTTGTTTCCAATATAAGCTTGCCAAGCACTAGGGGATATAGTAATGACTGAAGCGCCAGTAGACATAAGCTCAGCAATAACAACCCCGTAGACATATGATAATTTTATCACAGCATCGGGTGATCTGACAAGTATGGCACCTTCTACAACAATATAGTCCGACTTTAATTCATCAAGCATTGTCGACATCTTCTTCTTAGCATCGTATATCTTTTCGTAGATATTCATTCCCTCAAGATCAATTTTACCCCACTTTAATGGTATATTATTTTCCATTAAACAGAATGCAATTGAATTTGTTGAAGCGTCGATACCTAAAACACGATATGCTTTAGTTTTAACTAAGCTAGCTAATTTCATCAATTATCTCTTTGATTCTATTTTTTGTCTTATCTTTTTTGCCATTGACACATTTAGAACAAATATTAGAATCATTGTATCTACTTAGCATAGATTTACAAGATTTACATAATCTGGTAGCACCATTTTTAATAGCCTTTTTTTCATAGTACTTTTCCATTATTCTTTTGTTTGTTGCAATTCTGCAACATTCATCGGTACAGTATTTTTGATTATGAGTCTTGGCATCAAATTCTTTTAAACACTCTTTATTTGAACAGATCACAGAACTGGTGCCTCATATAACTCTATTTGAACAGTTCCAATTGGGCCAGTTTTATCATAGCATTCTTTCTTGACTGGGCAGTATGTGCAGGGCATCTTTGATTTAGTTGCACCTGCTGGACGCATTGGAAGATCTCCATTTTTAAAATTATCATATACTTCTTGCATCCATAGGAATGCATCCTCAATAATTTTCTTATTCTTATCATTCATTGAGATTGGAATAATAAGTATCTCTTGCGTGTTCTTGTTTTCATACAAAAAGAAACCCTCTTTGGCATTCTTTAACTTCATGTATGTAAGTAGCTGAAGCATGTGATTTGCTGAAGATTTCATCTCTGACTGTCTTGTGTCCCATACTTCTTGCTTTGCCGTTTTAATTTCTCCAATAACAGTCTCACCGTCATACTCCATTATTAAGTCTATGAAGCCACGAATTGGAGGGTACTCATTAATAATCTCTTCTTCTTCCGCTCTCCACTCTGGCATAGTAGCAATAAGCTTCTGTAGTCTTTCGTGAGCCTGTGTTCCCTGTGCCATATTAGCAACTGCAACCGCATCGTTGTCATCAATAAAAACTGCTCCCGAAAATGCCATATACCAATACCTGGGGCACTTTCCATGACCGTAACCTAGTGAGCTAGGGCTAAATGATTTCTTTGTCATAGACCCATCTGCACGTTTTGTATTTTTATATGCATCATCTAATAGCTGAGCAAAAAGTTCAGGGTCAAAAAATTTACCTGTATGTTTTTTAAACTTAAGATTTTTTACTATGTCTCTACCCATTATTTAATATCCTTCCAAAAAGCCGCTAATAAAAAAACAACGGGACCAAATATAATTAAAGCCTGTAACCAATTCATGAATTATACCTAACGACATACTTAAGTGCATCTACAAGTTTGTCTATGGACTCCTTTACTGAATAGTAAACGTTCTTTTTATTATTATTTACAGTTCCCGCTTTATCTTTAGCAATAGTTGAATACACAGAAGACATTACGGCAAACTTAGTAGACATTGCTTGAAGCTCCATAATAAGCATGGGGGCTTTAGCAGATGGAACATCTGGGTTCATCAAAAGCTTTACAACAATTGATAAAGCCTTGTCTAAATGCTCATCCTGCATGTACTCATGAAGATCATTAAACTCTGTTATATCACTAATTAACTGAAGTGTGTTTCTATCCTCTGCCATTTTTAATCCTCTTGTCCCACTTGTCTATAAATAATCCTAGGCCGTAACCAACCACAAGACCAACTAGCAATCCCATAAAAAACATTGTCATGACAACATCCTTTGAACTAATCCGTAGCCCATCCACAAACCAAAAATACCCATTAGGCCAGCAAATACTGGTGGGGCTGGTACTGGTAGTTTAAATATGCTGAATACTGCACCCACACCCATGCCAGTAAGTGTTGTTAGGAATACTTCTCTAATCATGATTCTCCTCATAAAACTGGATCAACTCTTCAAGAATTGACCACTCTATAATACCTAGTCTAACTTTAGACTCTGCTCCTATAATAATTTTTAGTGCTGGGTGCATGTCTCTGTTTACTTTAAAAGTATCCGTACAGATCTTAGCCCAGTTATCTTTGTTTAATGTAAAAGATTTTCCTGCTTCTTTGTAATCCACAAGAAACTTTTTCCATTGTGCGTCACCCTTTTGATAGTCGCCTCTTCCTGAATTCTTCTGGGCTTTAGCTCCATCTCTTTTTACTTCTGCTCTCTCTGACATTATCCAACCCTATGTGTTGTTTCATGCCCATTAGAACATGTCCACTTCATAATTAAATTTTCGGGATCCCACCACCCACCATCTACATCTAACTCACAACTTGAGCATGGCCTAATACCAGTAAGCTCTTCAAATGTAGAATTGATTTGCTTAGGCTCTTCCTTATTAAAGAATTCATTAATTTTTGGCATTGATTTCCTCAATTAGTTTTTCTACTACTTTTGGGTTCTCTCTTAGGTATGAGACTGCTTTTGCACGTCCTTGTAAACGTTGTCCATCAACTGTGTACCAGGCTCCACCTTTTTCTACCGCTCCAACCATTTCCGCCACGTCTAATGTTTCGCCAACTAAATCTACTCCAAGTGATTCTCCTTGGTAGTAGAAGTCGTATTGTCCAGATAGGTTAGGGGGGCCGAGCTTGTTGTAATCAATAATCCAATTGACAGGTCTGCCAACTCTTTGTTCAATAATTTTGTCACCAACTTTAATGCCTGCTTTGATAGCATTAGCTTCAGCTTCAGAAGACCAAAGCTTAATGACGGTGGAAGAAAAGAACTTGACTGCCATTCCTCCTGTCGGTATGTGGGAGGCATGCATAGATCCAAATTGATTTCTTTGCTGTGAGATGAGTACCAATAGTGTGTTTTTGTTTGCATAGTTTAACATTTTGACTGCGTGGGTCATATCCTTTGCTTCAGCGCCGATTTGCTTAGTGTCTTGCAAATCTTTCATTTCATTTCCATCTTTTTCAAAATAAATAGCTGGCAGCAATGCTGATATCGAATCGACAACAATTATGTCCACTCCAGCATCCATTAGCTTTGTAGCAACATCAACCATATCGTTTACAGTTTTTGCTGGGGAATAGATAAGGGAAGAAGAATCTACTCCAAGCATCTCTGCCCAAGATTGATCGTAGGATGCCTCTGCATCAATCCAAGCACAAGTTTTTCCTTCTTTTTGTGCAAGAGCAATCATCTGTAAACAGAATGAAGACTTTCCTGCAGATTTATTTCCCCAAACAAGAACCTGTCTTCCGTATCCAAGCCCACCCTTTAATGCCATGTTTAATCCAATGCTGGGTGTCTTTTGCTTTTCTACTTTTACATCTTGTGCTGCTTTTACTCTTGCTCTTGTTTTCGGATCTAATCCTGCTAGGATTTCATCAATCGCTATAGTCATTTATTCTCTCTCTTTTATACAATTATATCATTAAAATAAATTGCCGTGAAGCTTTGGGCGAACCTTATTTTTTTCCATTTTGTTAAATAGAATTTCATCAAGGCTATGTTCTACAAAACCAGCATTTCTCATTGAAGCATATAGATCAAGAGTTCTAATTAAAATATCAACCATTTCTTCTACAATTTGCTCAGAGCCTTTATTTTTTCTTATTGCTTCTAAAACTTCTGTTACTTCTGAATGAATGAGGGCGATCTTGTTTCCAAATACATCAAAGTTTTTTGGACTACTCCAGAAACCTTTTTCAATTGCTGTTTCATGTAGAAGTGCAGCAAGTACATCTAGCCCATAATCCGTAACAAGCTCTTGACTATTACTCGAAGTCTGTAATGAGCTCGTTGTTGTTATTCCCTGATCCATCTTGTTCCTTTAGTGTAAATGTAAATGTCTGATCATCTGAATTGTAATCAACCTTTAGTTCTTGGTCTTCGGTGGCTGCACTTAAAAATGCATCCGTTGGCACTACAATTGTTCCTAATGTTTGCAAGGCTGCAATTAAAATCTTTGGTACACTTAATGCTCCAAAAACCTCTTCTGCAGTTGAAACTTGGATGTTTTCTTCTGTCATGCTATCTCCTTTATATTTAATGTTCCGTCATCTAGTTTAGCTAACGTAACCTTGCACTTCATTCCTTCACGCATTTTTGCTAATGTCATTTTATACATTGCTGGGAATGCGATGGCCCTAGTTAGGTTTTTATCTTTATCTGAAAGTACTATGTGGCTCATTTGTTTGCCAGCCTTAGTTGTATAAGGTGTAAAGTTTACCACAATATACTCGTCTTCTTCAAGGTCATATTTCTTTCTATATAGGTAGTCTACAAATAAATCATTTGACTCTGGGTTTATGTCTGAGACCTTGATGTATCTTGATATTCTGTTATCTCCCACCAAAATAAAATACATCTGCCCTGTTTCAATTTGTGTTTGTTCTGTATGAAAAAGACCAACAGATCCAGTCTCATCTACAAGCTCTACTCTTGCCCAGCCATTTCCACGTTTAATAGACTTAACCATACCAAACATAACAAACGAACCAAGATCGTCAAAATCTTCAATTGGTTTTGCTTGAGCCTTAATCCTTGGAGGAATGCCTTCAAGATTAAATGTTGGAATGCCTAGGTATTCGTAGTAGTTGTCTTTTTCATTTCCTTGCCTTTTGTTATCATTAAACGCAGCACCGCCGATGGAGTTAAGAGCAGCAATAGCACGGCTATTAATGCCAGAACCTTTTTTCGATGCCTTATCAATGAAGTCGCTGTAATCATTATAAGGTCTTCTTTCTATTATCTTATTTGCAATACTGTCTGAAATAAACTTTACTTCAGCCAAACCAAATCTTACAGAATTTTCCTGTAAAGAAAAATAAACATCTGATTCATTAATATGAGGAAGCAGTACTTTTAGCCCTAGTCTCTTTGCCTCAATTAAATATTCTGTTCTTGCATCTTTATCATTTTCGTTTTTAAGAACCGAGAACATAAATTCCAAAGGATAATAAGTTTTGAGCCAAGCAGTATAATAAGAAAGCATAGAGTAAGCAACAGCATGGGAACGATTAAAAGAATAACCTGCATGAGCTTCAAAGTCATGCCATAGGGCTTCTGCTTTTTTCTTAGTAATGTGTTCTGAAGCCCCAATAACAAACTTATCCTTGAACTGGTCGAATTCTTTTGCATCTTTCTTCTTTCCAATAATCTTACGTACCTTGTCAGCTTCTGCCCATGTCATGCCACCTAGGTGTACACATGCCTGCATAACTTGTTCTTGATATATAATAACACCATATGTGTTCTCGGTAAAAGGTTTCATGATTGTGTGCATATAATCAACTGCCTCGTTGCCATTTTTACGATTAATGTACGCAGCGCCAACGGTATTCATTGCTCCTGGTCTAACGAGAGCATTTGAAGCAGCTAAATCTTCAAACTTGTCTACCCCCATCTTGATTAAAAGATTTGTGTATGGGGTTGCTTCTGCCTGGAAGACGCCTTTTGTGTATCCGTCATTAAGCATTTTATAAACATCTTTATCATCAAGTGGCATTTCGGAAAGATTAATTGTCTTCCCATGCCTTTCTTTGATTGATTGAAGTGTGTCGGAAATCACAGATAAAGTCTTAAGACCTAGCGCATCTAGCTTAATAAGACCTATATCTGCAACCGTATCCATATCGTATGCGACGACTGGAATTCTACCTGACACCTTATCCTGGGAGTCTTCACGAGATTCTACTGGGGCAAACTTACGTAAATCATCTTTGGCCACAACAACTCCAGCAGCATGCACTCCAACTGATCTAATTCTGCCACGTAGTCTGTCAGCAAGCCAAACAACTTCTGGGTACCTAAGTCTAAACTCTTTTGTATTTGGAGAATCGATAAAATCTTCAAATGTATCTACAGACTTTAATGCACGGTTAACTTCTTGAAGTGGAACCATAAAGACACGAGCAGCATCTCGAACCACTCCCTTGTCTTTAAAATAAGTGTATGTAGAAATGGAAGCAACATGCTTAAACTTTTTCTTTAAATAATCTTTAACTTCTTTTCTTCTTCTGTCTTCAAAGTCTGTATCAATGTCTGGGAAGTCATTTCGCTCCTCATTAATAAATCTAAAAAACAATAAATCATATTTAATTGGATCAACATCTGTAATGCCTAATGTATAACAAACTAAAGATCCAGCAGCAGAACCACGGCCTGGACCAACCATAATATTGTTCTCTTTAGCCCAATTAATCATATCTCCAACAACAAGGAAATATGATGCAAAATTTTTCTTAGCAATAATACCAAGCTCTTCGTCAAGCCTCTCCATATAAATAGGGTCTGAAGCCTTCTGAAGCCTCTCTAAGCCCTTTTCAGCCAACTCCCTTAGTCTTTCATCAGCATCAGTCTTTGGGACTGGCAGGAGGTCTAGACCCTGATAGAAGTCATAGTCGCCTATCTTGTCTGCAATCTCCATAGTGTTTTCATAGATGTCTGTTCGATTAATCCCAGCTTTATTAAAGTCAGCTTCAATCTCTGAACGTGATTGTATAAATAGATTCATATCTTGAAATGATATTCTGCGGTCTGGGTAAAGATAATTAAATCTATCTAACATATCTTTCATGTTTCTAGACATTTCAAAATCTGTATCTTTATCAACCTTTGGAGATGTTGATAGGATTAATAATGCTTCTTCTAATATTCTATCTTCTTCTTTAGCAAAGTGAGCATCTCCTGTTGCCACCGCTTTAATTTTAAGTTTATCTGCTAATTCTAGAAGGGCGGAGTTGATCTCCATAGGGTTATGTGATTGCACTTCCACGTAAAAATCTTGTCCGAAAGTTTGTTTAAAGCCTTTGAGAAGAAGTTCTGCTTCCTCCATGTTACCTTTAGCGATAGCCTTACTAATGAGTCCATTAAGACATCCGCTGAGAACGATAATACCTTCGCTATAATCATTTAAAACCTCTCTGTCAATACGTGGCTTATGATAAAAGCCTTCGTTCCAAGCAAGCTCTTGTAGAATATTTATATTCTCCAACCCCTTTTTATTTTTCGCTAGTAAAATAATATGGTTATAGGCTTGAATAGACTTATCTGTTTTAGATGATCTATCAAACCTATCTGTTGGAGAAATGTACGCCTCAACACCAAGAATTGGCTTAATGCCAGTTTCTTTTGCGGCAATCTGCATATCTCTGTGTGATGAGAGAGTACCATGGTCTGTGATTGCAATCGCAGTCTGCCCAGCATCTAGAGCTGCTTGACACAATTCTTTAGGTGAATTTAGCCCATCCATTAATGAATAATAGGAGTGAACATGTAGGTGTGTAAAACTCATTAATATCCGCCTGTGCATTCATTTCTAGTGTGATACAACCTAATTTTAGTTAATATCTTTTTTGTTGGTGCATATAAATCTTCTTTGCAACATCCGCATTTCATATGCCATTCTTTAGCAAAGAAATCATACATAGCTCCTACATAATTCCTATACTTATTTGCAACAAATGTTTCAAATGGGTCTGGTATATCGTAGGTAATCATACTGTCATTCTACTAAATAATGAAGGGGCAGTCAATAGACTGCCCCAACATTTACTTTCTTTTACCAGATAACGCTTGAGTCGTCTGAGCTTGACTCTTCTGCGTGTGGTCCAGCCTCACCAGCAAAGAATGAATCTTGATCTGTGTATGGGAGGTCACGAACTGCAGTAGTTTCTAAATCATATAGCTCAAGTGATGATGAGTCGAAAGGTGTCTCATCTTTTGCTAGAGGAATGATTGTATAACTGGTGTCTGTCTTTGTACCTGAGCGCTTGATACGCCACATAAGGTTTGTAATAGAGCCCATTTCGCCAGCATATTCAATTAGCGTAGGCGTAATTGTTTTACCGCTTGAGCCTTGTGAAAGAATTGCAACATAAGGATCTTCTTTACCATCATCAATAAGAACATTGATGTATAGTCTTGAACGGCCTTTCCAGCCAGCCTTGTAATCTTTGCGATGTTGTTCGCATCCGTAGCACTTGCCTTGATCTTCCATTGTGCAAAGTGCTTTGCGTCGATAATCTTTTGGATTTGTGTGCTCAACTGCGATAAATCCCAGTCCAGCTTTTTCATTATATGTAGGTGAATCTGGATCAAGCTCTTGAAGAAAACGAACCTTAACGCTTTCTGCATCTTCAAGCTTTGCCCAACGTGCTTTAACTCCGTCACCACTTGAATGCTGAGGTGCATCCATAACCTTATTTAGTCCCTTGAGACCTTTTACTATTCCCATATTTTTCTCCTTTGTATTTGATGGTATATATCCATCTGTTTATTGTTTTTCATGGGTCCAAGATTGATATTCAATATTGGAAACTGCGTTTTTAATACAGGCTTTAATTTCCTCTTCGGTCATGTCGCCAGCATCTTTTGCATCATGTGGATATATCTTACCATATTCATAAGAGGCCCACAAGAGGTCTTTATTCTTTAGTCTTGATGCTAGGCTATTTGCAAGCTCACGACCAGCATGGTCTGCATCTGTCATTAGCGTAACCTTATTAAAATACCTATTTATCAGACCTATATTCTCTGTAGATATATGTCCTCCAAGAGTTGCAATTACATTGGGGAATCCAGCCTGATGCACACGGATTGCATCAAAGCTAGACTCTACAATAATAACGTGGTCGCCTATTTTTTTAGCACGATGTATGTTGAACATAGTTTTGCTTCTTGGTAAATTAGTGCTATTCTTAAATTTCTTTTCCGATATTGATCTGCCAACAATACCAACTGGCATTCCGTCTGGGCTATGAACTGGTACTGTAACCATGTTTTGCTTTGGAGAATACCCTAAAGAGAAATGTGAAATAGACTGTAGGTCTATCCCTCTGTCTTTAAAATATTCTTTTGCTTGCTCGCTTTTAATTAAATCGTTATACAGATTCTTTAATGTTTCTTCTGGGAACTCTACGAACTCTGGCTTGTCTTCTAACATTTCATTTAATACATCATCAAAATTCTCAAGCGATTCCGCTTCTTTTGAATAGACATATCTCATTGCTTCAAAGTCATTCTTGTGCAAAACTCTTTTAACTAGTTCTATTAAAGATCCAGTTTCTCCACAAGATGGATTAAAGCATAGCCATGCTCCAGTTGTTTTACTAATGCTGCAGCTTGCGCTATGTCTATTTGAATGAAATGGGCAATAGAAAGAAACCTCTACCTCTGTTTCACCAGCTACCTGTAAGCCAAGGCTTTTTACAATTGCCTTTATATGTTGCTTAGAGTATTGCGTGGTATCAGCTTTCCTTGCGTAATTGCTTCGTGCTGCCATGCCGTCTTCTTTCCTACATAAGTACCATAGAGTGTCATTAAGAACATCCATGTTGATCCATCAAATTCTACCGAAAAGTTGGTGTCTATGTCAAGTACCCTAAGATACCCTTTATCTCTCATTTGATGAGTAAGCATGCTTTCATATTGATGCTTGACTCGAACCATATCAGAGTCATCTAAAAATTCAACTCTAACCTGAAATCTTTTTATCGGTTTGTGATTCATTATTTTGAAACGGATTCTCATAAATCTCTTTGACGATACCCCTGTTGATATCCCAATCTAAGTATAAACCAAATTCATGCCCATGTCGATTTTTGCGTGAAACAATTTCAATCATGTTAGTTCCTGGATATCTGTGTACCGCCATAGCCATATCAGCATCATACTCAATAGCCTTTGACCATGCTACCTGAGACATCATTGGAGGATTATCTTGGTCTGAAACATCATCTGCAGTTGCTGCAGTAATATCAATAATAGGAATATTGTTTGATACTGCAAGCATCTTAAATTCACGAGAAACATTTCGGTTTCTTTCAACTTCAGAATTACTTCGCTTATTGTCATTAAACAGTTGGTGATAGTCTAAAATAACTAAGTCTGGTTTATGCTGGTCAATCTTACCCTGAATAGTTGCTGGTGTAACTTCGGTGTTACCCTCATTTGAAATAAGGATAAAACTATTCTTGTCTGCAAACTTCTTTGTAGACCATGAGCGGAAATCATCAATATTGATATCTCCTTTAGAAAAATCAGAAGCTTTAAATAAACCAGAGCCAAGCATTGTATAGATACGGTCACGCATATTTTCGGGTGACATTTCAAGGGAAACAATCATTGGCTTAAACCCTTGCTCCCAAGCTTTGCAGGCAAGGTAAGATGTAAACCATGTCTTACCACGGCCTGGCCAGCCAATAGCAACGATTAAATGTCCAGGAGCCATACCTGTTGGGTATGCTAAATCTATGGCCTCAAAACCAGTCTTGATGCCTGGAGAACCACCCATCTCAGCAGAGCGTACTCGCAACAACTCCATATGTCTGATTGCTGCTTCTGCATCGGTTATATCTAAGTCTCGAACATTATTTGTAAATCTACTGAGGCCAGCTAGTTGAGACTGCATGTTCTCAAGAACTCTTGAGGCAGCATCTTCTTTAAGTGATGATCCAGCACGAAGAATAATAGTCTTAAGTTTATTTGAAATGAATTCATTCTTTAGGGTATCTAAGTAGTACCCTGTCTGGCCTTTAACGTCTACTGGCTCAAAGTCTTTAAACTTTTCTTGAAGGATTCCAGCTTCTGGTACAGCTTTAAACTTATAGTAGTATGACTTTAGGCCATCCCAAATATCTTTATGCGATGTAAATAGATCATCTACGTTATCCGCAAGGAGTGTGCTAATGTCTTTATTCTTACATACTGCTGAGATTAACTCTGCTTCTGTGTTCACTCTATTCCGCCTTGCTCTACCATCTTTTTCGTTTCTTCTAGTAACAAACGACGCTTCTCTTTATCTTTCTCAATCTCTATTCTTACCGTATCCATTTTATCAAAGTTATACAAAAAGAATTGTATGGTGTGACCATGCTTAGTTAAATGAAAATAATACTCAAGCAATTCTTTTGCACGATCAAACCCTACACTATCAATGACATCTTGCATAGCCCATTTTTCACGAAACTTATTAATTGAAGGAGCCTTGCCATACTTCTCTTTATACAGATTCTGGAATAGGGATAGAAGAATATACGGCTCTTTACTATTTGCCACGCTTTAGCTCTTCCTCTACCTCTTGTGTTTTTTCAATTAACTTGCTTTCAACAAAAGCATACACTCTTTCTGTAGCAGCATCTACTGTTTCGCCTTGTCTTACATCGTCTTCAATGCCTACGCCAATTTTGATGCTCTCGTAATTACCAAGATTTCTAGTAAACGATAAATCTACTTTTACCTTTGTTGTCATTTGTGCTCCTTCATATGCCTAGACAAACTATCGTGTGCGAATATACCCCAACGAAGATCCCATTCCTTTTTACAGACTGGGCACGAAACTGTTCTGCTCATTATTCCGCCCTCCAAACTGGTACAAACTTTCCTTCTTCTGTTTTAGTATACAATATTAAGTTGTTTTTGAGAAGGGCCTGCAATTCAGCTTTGGAAGGAATTTCTTTTGAGTGTCCTGAGTCTAAGATATGCTGGTGTATATCTAGTATGTTCTTTTGATTAAACATATACTGAGACCAATTTTCGCTATCTGGTTGTCCTATTGGATATATCTTTTGAGGGGTAGCAACCTTTTCATTCAAGATATACTCTTGTATAGTTACCCTATGCTTATTAAGCATAGAAGCAACTTCTACAACAGTGTATGCAGTTTCCATATTCTTTTTAACCTGAGAATAAGAATACATAACTCTTTTCTTGTCTGGGTAGCACCAAGCAACCATTTCATCTTTTGATCTAGATGACTTTAATACCTTATGTATCTTATCGTTTAAGAAGAAATACCGTAAGCTTTTTGGTTTGCCGTTTCTTTTGATTCCAGCCATTTTCCGAAAGCACTCGTTTCCTTATTGCACATCCAGCGTTTGCCGCACATGATACAGAATAATTCCATATGTAGTTTTTGAGAGAATACTCTGTCTACAAAAACTCTTCCATTACATTTTCCGCACCACATTATAGTGTAAACAACTTCCCGTCAACGACACATGAATAATCAGGTGCCACATGGATCATTTGAATATGCGGGTAGTCATTAACAATATGGGCAATTGCAAAACCCTTTTGCCAATCATGGTGCTGCATATACTTCATTCCATCTGATTTTTCATCACACATATGGCCAAGCTCATATCCACGAAGAGTTTCTCCCTCTCCACCATTTCTTAATTCATATGTTACAAGGTGTGAAGCAATTCTATGGGAGTGCCCTCTGATTAAAGATACCTGTAAGTCTTCCATGTCTTTACGAACAGATCCAGTTGATGCAATTGAAAGTCCATGGTGTACATGTATGTCTCCAAATCGGCGTTTAGGCAATTCGTTATAATGAATGTATTCGTAACCTAGTGAATCTAATCCCCACAGTGCTTCTGGAGTAACTTCATTAATATAGTCGGGAAGTTTTGCATCCACATAGTTAAAAATTCTAACATCATGGTTTCCTAATGCTGAAAAAAGTTGAGCTTCTGGAAGCATCTCTCGTGTCTTTGTATAAAAATCTCTAGCGCCTTTTGCTTCATGGCGCATCATTGGAACAATAAGATCTCTACTGTCAGTTTTGTGAAGGTTTAAAAATTCTGCTGATCTTCCTTCTGTGTACTTGCTGTAGCAAGCCTGATCGTCTGTATCACCTAGGTAGTCAACAACATCTGGCTTAAACCATTTCATAACCTTAAACCAGAGCGCAATCATTTTATCGTCTTGATATGGGAACTGCTGGTCGGATGAAATCATCCATTTTAAATCGTTGCTCATTTTCTACCTTAATATGTAAAAAAGTCACGAGTACGTGACTTTAGGTTATACTTAATAATAGCATATTAATGCTTTATGTCAAGATGTTTTTAGTCTTGGGTAAAATGCAATAATGTTAAACTGTTTTGTTACAGATGCTTTTCCAGATGCTGGTACGTACCTTACATACATCTGTGGGGCACCTGCGTTTGTGAATGAAATTCTATAATCATCTTTTTCTGCATCTCCTTCTGCAAGTGACGCTACTACAGACAATTTTCCATCTGTTTGCTCTGATGCAACAAATGGAGATTTAGCCCAATCTAAATTGAATGGCCCACTGACAGTTCCATCTCCTTTAAGACTTAACTTTGGAGTTCTATATCCCCATACAATTGGGATATATTCTTTTATTGTGCCGTCTGGCATCTTCAATGTATTCTCAAGAGAAACTGTTTTTTCTTGGAGCTCTTGAACAGCCGTCAGCATTTTATTAATTTTTGTAACATCAAAGGGCTCTCCTTCAACTAAAAAATTACCTGCTAAATTTGTAGCCATTACTTTTCTCCAATTCCTGCAATTTCTTTTTCATACTCATCTGTTGCGATCTGCTTTTCTTGTGCATTTATATTTTGTAAAGTAAGCTCGGCACGAAGCATTGCAATTTGTGTCTCATAATTTGAGACAATCTCTCCAATTTTTTGTTGAAGCGCTGCAATAATTAATTCATTTCTATCGGACATTTTTATCTTTCTTTAATTGGTTAATGATGCTCTTGTTAGTACCAGTGCATCTTTTTTTGCTGTTGCTGAGGCAATTCTATCTGTAATTGATGTGAGTACTGTTTGATCAATATCAACAATTGCATTAGCCTCAATTAGATCAAGCTCTGCTCCATAAATTGAATATTGCATTTGTTTAATATGCTGATCAATTATACTAAGTTTTTCATCTACTGTTAGTTCTACGGTCATTGTATTCCTCCTTTCATTATTATAGCATTTACATGTTATTCGTCAAGCCATTAATTAATATCCTCTAATACCTGGAAAATACGGCGGGAAGAACGGTGGTGTTGAACCACCAGTTGCCAGTACTCCAGCTGAGTAGGATCCGTTACCTGTAGCATTTACTGCTCTAACAAAATAGTAGAACAAAGATGATGTAGGAGTAACATATGAAGTTCCTGTTATTGGACCAAAGTCACGACTTGTTCCGCTATATGTAGGTCCGCTCTGATACCATATATCATAGCTTGTTGCACCTGATACTGCATTCCAACTTATTGTAGTGTTTGTTCCATCGTTTGTAGCCGTTACTCCAGTAGGTACTCCTGGCAAGGCTGCGGCTGGGAAGTAAGGTGGGAAGAACGGTGGGAAGTGTGGTGGGAAGAACGGTGGGAAGAATGGTGGGAAGTGTGGTGGGAAGAACGGTGGGAAGTGTGGTGCTATAAACGAAGTCTGGTTTGTAGCAGTTGTCAATGTAGTTGTTCCAACATCAACCGTATCTTTTGTTGTGTCTCTTTTCATTACAGATGTAGCTGTAGCAGTATATGCTACTACAGCTGGTGCGGTTCCATTAAAATAAACACGATATTTACTACTTTGAATTGGAGTTGTTGGATAACTTGTTATTGCAACTCCATCAATCATATAGGCGGCAGTGGTAGATTGAAATGTAAATCTATCTATAATCATTATGTCAGCATATTGTTGACCAGCATAAAATGTTGCTTCATATGTCATTATATTTGCAGCATTTCCATATTGATATCCGCTCCATCTAACAATATATTTTGATGTATCTGACCAATAGTATAGGGATGTTTGAACCATATCTAGTGGGAGAACTGCTAAAACTTGACCAGCTGTAGATGTAACAGCATCTGCTGAATTTTCTGTAATTACAGTGCTGGAACCTAAAGAAATATATCCATTTGTAGAAACGCTTATCTTCTTGCCAAAAGCAAAGGTGTATGATGGTGGAGAATATGTCCATCTTGCATACATGGTTCTGCTTACTGAAGGAGGGCTCCATGACCCACCTCCCGCAACGGAATAAAAAAATGTTCCAGATGCAGTTTCTCTAAATCCATCAAGAACATAATTTGCTCTTGTTGGGTTTGGTGCAGTTACTGATCCACCTGCGCTAAATGTGGATGTGGATATTGTTCCTGTTCCATCATTTTTATCCCAAGTAATTGTATAAATTGGTGGTGTGACTGGACCAACCTCTCCACCAGCAACTTGTGCGGAGGGTGTGCCATTAGTTGCAGTAACAAACACTCTAAGGTATCTCCGTACTGGACTTATACCTGTATTCGTATAATCTTCCTGAGTTATTGTATAGGTTCCAGTTGTTGTTGGTGCTGTAATTGTTTGTGTAGATACCAATGTTTCGCTGGTTGCTACACTTGCAGTTCCTCTATATATTTTAACTGTATAGCTTGTTGGTGAGTTTGTCCAAGATCCAACATCAAAATTTAAAACTTCTCCTGGCGATAGATTTGTTCCAGTAAGAGTAGGAGCAGAAGTATTTACTGGAGGGCTAGTTACTGTTATTGTTATTTGTGTGGATGTAGATCTAGACTTATCTCCTTGTGGTGTCCAAAAAAGTGTTGCAGCATAAGTGCCTGCGGTAGCATAAGATTTGGTTACAGAAAATCCAGGATTGGACGTGCCAGGAAAGTTTACCCAACCACCATTTTCAACAGTTCCAGTAGTTGTCCCATCTCCAAAATCTATCTTATATTGTCTTGGATATGATGTGTATCCTGTTGGAAATGAAGTGGTAGTTCCACTAAAAGTTAT